TCGTCGACATCCTCATCAGCGGCTGCAGCACCGACGCCCTGGCCCACCGCCACGGCAAGTCCGTCACCACCATCCGCAAGATCCTCCGTGGCGAGCTCTACGCGGACGCCTGCCCCCACATCCCCCGCCCCCGCGCCACCACCCCCCAGGCCGACCCAACACCCCCCGAGCTCGCCGGCCTCACCTGTCGCGCGTGCATCCACTGGCTCCGCCCTGCCAAGCCCTGCGACCTCGGCCACATCGACCCCCTCCTGGAGGGCCTGGGCTTCGCTATGGATTGCAGCACCTTCACCCCGGCGCTTCGCCCAGGGCATGTTGCTCGCACTCAACCCGTTCCTGAACCGAGTGCCCTTCCGACGCCTTCCGACTAGGCTTAAGGCCAGTAGTTCTCGGAAAAACCCAGAAGGATGCCTTCTCGCAATGACAGCACCATCGATGGACTGCGCGAACGGGAGCGCCTTGCTGTTGAGCTTCTAGCCCAGGGCAAAACCTGCAGAGAGATCTCCCGCCAGCTCGGCATCACTGAGCGCACCCTCTACAACATCCGGCGCAAGCCGGTCGTCCAGCGTGCTGTCTACGCCCGCCAGCAGGAGCTCCTCGACGAGAGCGCCGGCCAGGGCATCAACGTCGTCGGCCAGGCCGTCACCACCCTGGCCTCGATCATGAACGACCCCGAGGCCCGCGACGCCGACCGCATCGCCGCCAGTCGGGCCCTCATGCAAGGCGCCCAGACCTACCAGGAGCGCAAGCTGCTCGAGCGCACCATCGCCGACCTCGAGGCCCAGCTCTACGGCCAGACCAACGACAAGGCCCGCAACTCCTTCGCCCACGAAGACGACCCCGACCCCGTCGACGACGCCCTCGACATCACCCCCGAGGACGGTGACGTCTGATGACCGCCTCCCTCTCCAGCCTCCAGCGCCGGGTCGACCGCCTCCGCGTCGAGCTGGAACGTCGCAAGGCCCGGGCCGCGGACTTCACCTCCCCCGAGAACTCAACCAACCTCCCCGGGCCAGATCGCTGGCCTGACTTCGCCCGCCGCACCTGGATCCGCACGTCCGGGACCATCGCCCCGTTCGATCCCTACGACTTCCAGATCGACCTCGTACAGCGCATTCAACAGCATCAGAATATCATTGTGAACAAGTCGCGCCAGATGGGCGCCTCCGAGACCGTGGCGTCGTACCTGGCCTGCCGCGCTGCCACCGAGCCAGGCTTCGCCGCGGTGGTGATCAGCAAGACCCAGCAGGACAGCGCCGACCTCGGTCGCCGAACCCGCCGCATGCTGAACAGCATCCAGGGCCACGCCTTCCGCTACACCAGCGACTCGAACATGCTGGTGAGCATCGTCGGCGGCGGCACCCTCTATTTCCTCCCCGGCAGCGCCCGGGCCGCCCGCGGCATCCCCTCCGGCTCCGTGCTCTGGATCGATGAGGCCGCCTTCGTCGATGGCGCCGAAGAGATCTACCGCGCCGCCGCACCAGCCCTCTCCATGCTCGGTGACGCCGCCAAGGTGATCATCACCTCGACACCCGACACCGAGGTCGACTGGTTCGGCGGCATCTGGCACGACCATATCCCCGAGGACTGGTACGAGGACATCGCCGCGCGCCGCCTTGCGGAGCTCAACGCACGTCTGGCCTTCATCGAAGACAGCTGGTGTCGCGTCGCCATCCACTACAGCCAGCATCCTGTCTACAGCGCAGATCCTGACTGGGCTGAAAAGACGCGCCGTAAGCGCAAAATGACCCAAAGCGCTTGGGACTCCGAGTACGAGCTCAAGTTCGGCAGCACCGACAGCGCCATCTATCCTCAGCATCTGATCAAGCGCGCTGCTCGTGGCCACTGGCGTGAGTGTGGCTCTGTTGGCCGCTCCTACGTCATTGCTATTGACCCCAACGCAGGAGGCCGTGACTACTTCGTAGCGATGGTCTTAGACATCACAGAAAAACCCTACGAAGTGGTAGGAATGTATCGCGAAAACGGACGCAGCACCGATTACAGCTTGCGTCACGTAAAAACACTGATCGAAGACTTTCTACCTCAGCGTGTCATCGTCGAGAAGCAGGCCATGGGCTCCGTCATCGCCGAGGCCCTCCAGCACATCCTCCCCGAGTACGCAATCGAGCTGTTCAGCACCAGCCGCCCCTCCAAGAACATCGCCACCGATCGCATCCTCTACTTCCTCGAGCACGACGAGCTGATCTTCCCCCCGGGAGTGATCGGTTCTGAACTCCGAGCCTTCCAACAAACCGAGACCGGCGAGCGCAAGGCCGCGCCCGGCTTTCACGACGACACCACGATGGCCCTCGCCTTCGCCGTCTCCCTGATCCCCGAGACCCCCAACACCGCCGGCTTCTTCGCGCATATCTGAGCGCCGGGCGAGCCGACCTAACATGATTGTGCGACGGCGAGCGTCAACTCCCGTCGCGTGACCAACCTGCATCACCAGGCCGATGGCAGCATCTTACGTGCCCAGAAAGGGCTTGTCTTACAATGATTTTGTACATAAGGCCATATATAACTCGATGCTACAGAGATGCAATAATCCTAATGACCCAGCCTATAAAAACTACGGTGGCAGAGGCGTAACGGTTTGCGCTCGATGGGATCCGCTAAAAGGAGGCTCATATAAAAACTTTATAGAAGACATGGGTTATCGTCCTAGCAATAAGCATCACTTAGACAAAGAGGCTATTGATATATTTAATACAGTTTACTGCAGAGAAAAATGCAGATGGGTTCATAGAAGTGAAAATTACAGACGCAGAACTCAGAAGTATCAACTATTAAAGTATTTGAGTCGATCAGCTTTGACACCCAAATGCGATGAAGTCGATGCCCTAGAGGATCATCGCTTATCGGAGCCTGATGATCTTTGATCAGAACACAATCTCCCGGCATCCAAACCCTATCTCCCAAAGATCGCCGCAGGCGAAACACTTTTGCCCCAAACCCCTACGCTGTGACGGATCCACCCCACGAAACGGTCGTGACCTCCTCTGTATTCCGAGAAATGCCGGAAGCGAGGAATGATGGTGCTCTTGTCAACGTTCTTACTGGCATGGGAACCGCCGGTAAAGACAAGAGCGTTACAACGGCTATTTCACCAACCGTATTGCTCTCGCAGCGCGAGCTGGAATACCTCTACAACTACGCCATACCACGCCGTTACGTCGACTGCATTGCAGATGACATCCTGCGTCATCACACAACAATCACCCTCGGTGGTGACAAACAGACCGACTCCCAAGATCTGATCTCCTCCTTCGAGGAGTTCCTGAAGGTCACGCAATTCCACCAGGCCCTCTCCGAGGCCGTGAAGCTCCAGCGCCTCTACGGCGGCGCCGGCCTGGTCCTCCTCATTGACGATGGATTGCCGGAAGAGGAGCCCGTCGACCTCCAGCGCATCCGCGCCGTCCGCGGTTACATCCCCCTGAGCCGCCACCACCTCATACCAGAAGACTTCTCGATCACCGACTACAGCAAGCCCTCTCACTATCGCATTACAACAAGTCAGCGCATTACTCCTGACCAACAAAGCTCCTACGTCAACGTCCGCATCCACTCGTCCCGCGTCGCCCGCTTCGACGGCCTGTATCTCCCCTGGGACACCCGAGTGCGGAACACTGGCTGGGGCATGAGTGTTTTGCAGCTTTTATGGGAGAGCTATAAACGCTACGAAGCCGCGATGTCCGGCCTCGAGACGATGACTGCGGACTCGGACCTCTTCGTCCACAAGATCCCGGGCCTGTTCCAGCGCATTGCTTCCGGCAACGAGAGCGACCTCCGCAAGCGCCTCGAAGCCAACAGCCTCAGCCGCAGCGTCTACGGCGGCGTGGTGGTTGACACCGAGGAGGAGGTCAACTTCATCAACCGAGCCCTGGCCAATATCGCCAGCGCCACCGACCCCTTCATCAAAGACCTCCAGGCCGCCACCGGCTGGCCCGCCTCCATCCTCATGGGCGAATCGCCCGGCGGCCTCGGCAAGGAGGGCCGCTTCGAGGAACGGGTCTGGGCCTCGATCGTCGAGCAGTGGCAGTCCGTGTACTGCCAGGGTCCGATCACCGAGGTCTTCACCTACATCCTCGCCAGCCGTGAGGGCCCCACCCGAGGGCGACCCCCCGAGTCCTGGAGCGTCCACTTCCCCTCCGTCTTCACCAAGACCGACGAGGAGAAGGCGGCCCTGCGCCTGCAGGTCGCCCAGTCCGACGCCCAGTACATCAACCTCGGAGTGCTCAACGCCCTCGAGGTCCGCGAATCTCGCTTCGGCGGCACAGAGTTCAGCATCGAGACCACGCTCAACGAAGCGGTGACCGAGCAGCTCGTCGCGCAAGCCGATGCTCAGTTCCAGGCCCAGATGATGGGGCTCGAGGCCCAGGCGCAGGCGGCGATGAACCCACCGTCCCCTGACGGGGGCCCAGAACAGCCGGAAGGCGAAGCCCCCGAGGGCGAGGCCCAGGCCCCGGAGCCCACCGCGAAGCGCGATGCCTACGACCTCTACCGGGCCCAGGGCCTGCGCATCCGTGTCACCCACTCCGTAGGCGACGTGAAAGCCGGCTACCTCGTTGGCCCTGACGGTCAGCGCACCGACAGCAGCACCACAGCCCCGCTCATGGTGTTCGGTCCCCACCGAGCCCGGGCCTACCGCCTGTACCGCGCCCACTTCGACCGGAACGACGAGCTATCGCCCGGCCCCTACGTCGCGGGCTTCGCCTCCATGCGCGCCGCCAAGCTCGGAGTGTCCCGCCTCTTCCCTCGGCAGACTGTGGCTGGACTCTCCCCTATCCCCGAGGGCGAAGTCGAAGCCCTTCGCGCCGGCTGGGAGGTGTACTGATGGCTGAGCTGACACCTTCCGGTTTTCGCACAGCTGCTTACCTTGAGGCAAAAGCCCGCTTGGATAAGCGTCAAGGTAAGACCCGAAATAAAGTTGTATGTAATCCACCTAATAAGCAGTGTGGAAATCGCTGCATTCCTCCGAATTGGGACTGCCGTTTTAAAGGCGAAGGATCGGACCCTCAGCTCAAAGCGGTCAAAACCGATCCACTCGGCGGTATCGCAAGCATCGAACGTGGCACCAAGCGCATCGTTCGTGGTATATCCCGTGGCAGCTTCGCAGATGTAGAAGGTGGCAAAAAATCAATCATCCGCGGTGCTGTAAAGATAGCCCCAGGCAACATCGAGCAGAAGAAGCAGCTCAAGACCACACTCGAGAATCGCACTCGCGCCATTGGCATCGGCCTCGCTGTGATCACAGGCGGCCTCAGCGTCCACGCGATCCTGATGAAGGGCAACACCTTCGGCTATCGCGATGGCCTCGGTCGTGACATCAACAACGCCGTACGCAGTGGTGTCAACAACGTTCTCGATGCTGTCCCCATCCTCGGGACACAACGTCGTGCGGTCCGCAGCCAGGCCTCAACCGATGTCACCCGTGCAGCCATCCGCCTCGGCCGCACGCAAACTTCCGGTCCTGTCGCCCTCTCCGAGCAGCTTGACATCCCCACGACAAACGCACTCGGTCAGGTGCGGGGCACAACGATCGCGCAGCGCAACATTGAGAACGCTGGAAAACTTACGCGCACGATTAACGAGGTCAACACAAGCGCCCGTGAGCGCAATACCAACATTTACTCTTGGAACGAAGCACATCGCCAAGCTTTTTGGAATGTCAAGACCAAAGAACAAGACATCAGCAACAAAGAAATCAACATCTTTGCCAAGCCCGCTGCCGAAGAGTTCCTGCGCAGCCAATACGACATCCCCCCGAGCGCGGATACCAGCAGCGCACTGAAAAGCGCGCTGCAAGAACAAATACGTGCCGAACGCGATAATTATGTAAGTCTCGCTCGCCAACAAGGTTTCAGAATCCAGCGTCGCGACAGTCGTGACATTATCCATCCCGATGACAACACTCGCTTTGTTCGCAATCTTGTGCGTAGCACTGCCGGCACAGGGGTGATGTCTCGTGAAGCCCGCAACAGCATCGAAGATCACGTTCAAAGCGTTCTAGGTCAAGCTCCTTCTACCTACACAAACAAGCTCTATCGCGAGACAGTATTAGGTTTCGACTCTTTCTACAACAAAGTTGGCAGCACCTCACGCAGCGTCGCGGGCGTCTCTTCCGGCGCCACCGAGGTCGACCCCCGTCGCACCTTCAACTTCGACCCCCAGCGCATCCCCACAATTCCGAGACGTGAACGGGACATCCTCGAGGCCGCCGACGAGATGCGCAGCCGTTTCATGCTGAATCAGATGCGTGGAACCGGCAACGGCGCGCTCAGTATTGCTGGAACAGGTCATGCAGAGCTAACGCGCATCGCCTATTTCTCTACACGAGTCAACGGCACCAACAACAGCACTTACTCTGGCACTGAGCGCGTCGCCAAGGCCGCTGCCTCTGAGCTCGCCGGCCGGCCCGTGACCTCCACCACCGAAGCTTTCACCCTGCTGCGCACCCAGTACGGCTTCACCGGCGCCACCGAGGTCCGCCCAGCTACAGGCCCCGGAGCTACGGCCCCCCGAGGACGTGAAACCCGCGGCCAGCGCTCACAGCGCAACCTGACCGAGCTCGCTCGCTCGATCATGGCCCGCCCCGGCAACGAGAACATGGACCTTGCCGCTGCGCTCCGCCAGGCCCGCAGCGAGCAGCGTGGCGACTCCCCCGAGTACGACCTCCCCCCGCGCATCCGCGCCTTCCTCGAGCACCGCGCCGATCTGAAGGAGGCCCCCCGCCTGGGAAAGCCCTGTGGGGCCAGCCATATCCCCAAAGCGCATGAGTGCCGGAAGGGCGAGCGAGCTGGATCCACCCAAAGCGCTGTAGCGTCCGCCGCTCTCGTAGCTGGAGCAACTGCGACAGCCGTAGCGCTGACCTCCAACCCCAAGCTTCGTCAGCGCGTCGCAGTCGAAACCCGTCTGATCCTCCGCGGTTCAGACAAGGCCGCGCGCCAAGCGCTCATACTCGGTGGTCGTGGCACTGTCGCAGGCCTGTCCCTCAAGCAGGTCAAGGAAGGCCTGAACAAGCTGCCGGAACCACTTCAAGGCCCAGCCCGCAAACTCGTCGGTGGTGCCAAACAAGGCGCCGCTGCCATGGCTCTGCGCGCCGAAGGCTTCAGCATCCAAGACATTGACGTGGTCAATAACTTCTCAACATGGAAGAATAAAAAGGGAACGCTAATATCTGTTGGATCATATGGCGATAGTCTGGTAACATACGTCTCCGATAACTCTCACAGCTGGAAAGGCCAGCGTGTCTACAAAGTCGGGTTCAACGTCGACCAGAACTTCGACGCAACACGGAGTATCCCTGCAGATCAAGCCCGCGACATCACCGCAGCCGTCCGCAAGATGACCGACAACCAGCTGAACAAAATTAACAACGGAATTCTTGCAACATTTCCCTGGGATGGAGATGAGTATGGTGCCAAGCGTCGCGCCATCTACAGTCGCGCCGGCTTTAACAACATCATCGGCGAAGAATCCCAGTGGGCACTCGTACAAAAAGGACGTATCAAGAAAATGAGCGCAGCAGAGTCTTTCATCTTCCTCGCTGAGTCAGGAGAAAGAGATGCCCCCATCTACAAACCCAGTAGGAAAGAACGCAAAGACGCTCTGACAAAGGCGCATGGACCTTCTTGAGCGTTACAACGCTCTCCTCCGCACCACCGAGGACGGCACCATCACGCTCCTGAACCGCGTCCTCGACCAGAGCTTCAACCGCCTGGTCCGCCGCACCCGCATCCACATGCGCGCCGGCTACGCGGATCCTGCCCAGCGCAACCTGGCTCTGCTGCAAGACTTCCGGCAGCTGATCCCGGCCTACCGCCCTGACCGCATAGACGCATACGACCGTCTGCTCCGCAACCTCGCAGCCGACGCCAGTGCCCGCGGCCTCGACGTCGCAGCGCAGCTCTCCCCCCGAGAGCGGATCGACGTCTCCATCCCCCTCGAGGCCACGGCCGCCGCCGCTGCCCAGGCTCGGGGATTCCTGAAAAAACATGGAGACAAATTCGCGTTAGACTCTGCGGAAGTTGTATCACGAGGTATTTTAGAAGGCAGACCTACAGATTCAGTTGTACGTGATATGCGGTTAAGGCTTGGTATTGTAAAATCGCGTGCAGAGACTATAGTGCGTACAGAAAGTATTCGTGCTTATGCTGAAGCGTCAAATCAGTATTACTCAGCTCAGGGAATTGAATTCGTATCTGTGTATGTTGCTGCAGATGAAAGAGCCTGCCCTGTATGTAGCTCCAGAGCAGGCTTAATTTATAAAAGGGGATCTATTAAAGTACCCTTTCACCCACGTTGTAGGTGCTTTTTATCACCGTGGGATTCCGCGCTAGCCTCTATAGATATAGATTACGCGAAAGCTCCAAGTAGGCACAGAGAAGAAGTCAAGCGCTACGTACCTCATCCATTGAGTGATCAGTTACAGCGTTCCGTCTTCGAGGCTCAAGCTCCAGTGCCTGTACAATAGACCAACCTCTTTTAATACGTTTACGAACTGTACTATAGCTGAGGTTTAGTTCTCGGCACCAGTCACTCAGTATTAGCTCTCGTCCTTGGTATACGAATCTAATACAGCCTTTTGTATTTTTAGCTTGCTCACTCTTTGGGATCCATTTACAGTTGCTCTTATTGTAATTGCCGTTGTTGTCGATACGCTCAAGAGAATAACCAGCGGGACAATTACCCATATCTTCATAAAAGCCAGAAAATGTCTTCCATGCAGCACAGATAGCTACATTTGAATAATACGGATCAGACTTTACGCGCTGTTTCATTGCGGCCCATCTTTTATAGGACAACGAATGATATAGTCCATGTTTCGAATTTCTTGCTATTGTTACGTAACGCCTGGTGCATCCACAACTACGAGTGTGTCCGCTACGCAAGTCTTTAGCTTTCGGTGTAGCAGTAGACCCGCATAAGCATTCACAGAACCATGTAACACCCTGCTTAGTACTAGTATGTTTTTTGACAGCTGTCAGCAAACCAAACCGCTGACCAGCGAGATCGAGTACTTTTGGCATGACGCCTCCTACGAAGGTTGTCCGGGGCCGGGGTGTTAGCAGCACCGCCGGCCTATTCAATTTAGCAACACCAGTCGCTTAGCGATTCCCCCGAGGTCGGTAATCTGGAACTACCGCTTAACGGGCGTCTGCGCCCCATTCGCCATGCCTGCCACGCGCAAACGCCCTCCGATGCAAATGCAAGAAGAGGAGATGGAGTCCAGCGGCATTCGCGAAGGCTCTGAAGACATGCCTAAAGGCAAGCACTCCCGGAAGCGTGGAATGCGTGGCGCGAAGCACACCAAGGCCCCCATGGACGGTGAAGGCTGCAGCTGCGGCGCCGGCAAAGGCAAGAAGTGCAGCTGTGATGGCGGCTGCGGCTCCTATAAGAAGATGGACTCCGCCCTCACCCCACACGAATACCTCGCTGCTTGCGAACTCAACATCCAAGACCGCTCTAGGCAGTACATTCGCGCCCGCCTCGATGTCGCTGAGCGCCGCGACCTTAAGTGCGGCAACGGCTCGATCTCCCCTGGTGAGAAATGCCACGTAGGCACAGCACAGCAAACCAAGAAGCAACCGACATTGCGTGATCTTCGCAATGATCCCTATGGCAAAGGTGCGAAATTCTGGAAGACTCCAGGCTCCACAAAAGGTGTAGGAAACAAGATCAAGCGTGCTGGAGAGTTTGCCGCTAATGTCGGCGGAGGTGTAGCCCTCGGTCTCGGCAGCATGCAGCTTGCCGAAGGCATTATGACAGGCAACATAGGCAAAGCTTCTCGGGGTCTGCGGAATTACAACCTAGGACTCGCGGCGTCAAGTCTTGCAGGTTCATCGCGAGCCGCACGTCAAGGTAATACTCAGCTTTCGAAAGAGTACGCCAGTCAAGCCGGGAAGCTCGCAGCTTTTGGCGTTGGTCAAGAAATGGCTATCGGCGGCGTAGCTGGCTATAAACGTGCGCGTGCAAAGCAACCTAATATGCGAACAATGAGTAATACTGAGTATCAAGCTGCACGACAAGCTGCTGGAAACGCGGGAGGCGACGGTCCTTTTACCCGAGCTCGTGGTGCCGCAGGTCGCGCCTGGAACCGCTCGCGCAGTCGCACGGTATCCGCCTCCAGAGGCAATCTCCCTGGTCGCCGCGACTCTATCTATGCCACCGGCTTCACCCCCGAGTACGACCAACTCGCCGTCTGACCGATGACTCTGACCCCTGCTTCGATCCGCCTTGACCTCAAGTGCGGGCAAGGTGCTATTTCACCTGGCGAAAAATGCACCAAGGGAACCGCGTCGCCGATTTCCAAGGAGAACATTCTTCGCACCGGATTCAACTTACATAACGGTAAGCGACTTAGCAATGGAATGATCCGCAAGCTTGAGCGTGAAGCTGTTAAATATGAGCGCACAACAGGAAAAACCGTAAGCTTCACGCCGGAGCAACGAGCAGGCCTAATGTTGACTCGAGGTACAGCTACACGTAAGTTTGTATCTGCACAATTTGTACCCGCAAGATCAAAAGATCTGAATGAAGCTATCGAAGTTTCTAAAGGTACGCAAGATCCCGAACGCTTTGCACTACGCGAGCTGGCCAAACGCGAACGATTCAATCGTAGAGTAAATGCAGCTGTCATCGCGACTTCAATAGTAGCTCCTTTGGGCTACGGGTTGCTCAGTCGTCGGGATTCGCCTTGGGCTGTGGGCTTCGAACCATGACCCTGACCCCCGCCACCCTCCGCCTCGACGCCCAGGGCCGGGCCTGCGGTCAGGGCTTCATCGCAGCCGGCCAGACCTGCCACAAGCGCGGTGCCTTCCCCAAACGCGCCGCCCTGGCCGCCGGCCTCACCGCCGGCGCCATCGGTGGCGCGCTCGTCTTCAAAGGCAGCCGCAACGCCATCCTCGGCGCCCCTGCAGCGATCAAGCGCACCGCCCAACGTGGTGTCACCGAGGTCGTCCACCGCGCCACGGCCAAGCCGCCCTCGATGCGCCTCTCCCCCAAGGCCTTCGAGGACATGCGGCCTCCCTCCAAGACCCAGCGCCTCTCCGAGGCCGCCAAGACCGCGAATCGCCGCGCCGAAAAAGCCATCCAGAAGGCCGCGCAGCTCGAGGTGGAACGGGCCGGCGCCGTGGGCAACGCCATGTACGAATCCGGCCGCGCCACCCGAGCCTCTCTGCGCAGCGGCATGCGCCGCCACAACCTGACCGTCGAACGCCTCCGCCGCCGCTACGAACCCGGCTACCGGCGTTCCCCCCGAGGCCGATCCGACAACTACATCCCCCTCTACGCCCCCACCCAGATCCAACCACCGCTGCGCAGCGATGCCTGCTGGGAGGGCTACGTCCAGGCCGGCATGAAGCGCAAGGGCAAGCGCGAAGTCCCCAACTGCGTCCCCGCCTCCTCCGGCCTTTCCCGTGCGAAGTGGAAGTGCTCGGGTAAGACCAGCCGCCGCAGCGCTTAGCGCTAAATCCCCTCTATCAGCTTCTGCAGCGTAAGTCCATACATCTCTGCCAGCACAAACAGCTTATTTAACGACACCTCAACCTCGCCCGTCTCCAATCTGCTGTACGCCGCCTGACTAATACCAAGGCTCTCCGCCACCTGTCTTTGCGAAATTCCCGCCTTCTCTCTTAGCGCCCGAATCCGCATGCAAAGTGCTAACTGCCTGTGGATCGCCACTTACTTCTACACGCTGCACTTCGCAAATATAGGTCGAGAATCACCGACTGATCAATCTTCAAAACACTATCAAGGAAGTCCTCCAGCTGCTACATAGGCGGCATGAGCTTCTTCAGCAGTATTATAATAGCCCAAAAACACATGCTTTCCGTGTCGCATTATTGAGGACTTAAAGGGCTTATCTTTAGCACTTTTACCTTTATGGATATACGCGCCTTTAAGCCCTGTTCTACTTTTGGCAAACACGCTGCGATTATGCATCTGAACGTACCTATCAACTAAACGCAAGTTTTCCCACTTATTATCATCTCGTATTCTGTTGATATGATCTACTTCCAGCTGGCCGGGGTCATCTCCAGTCACGATCTTCCATATTAGTCTATGCGCAACCCACAGTTTGCCGGGACCACCAAATCCCACAAGAATGTACCCATCATGGGCGCGATAGCCAGCCTTAATTAACGTATTCTTTTTTATCCACGATAACTCACCGCTATTTCTGTCATAGTAAAAAGCTCGACGAAGCTCGTCGACAGCAGGAAGCTGCTTAAATGGTTTCATCAGCCTGGATCAGCAGGTTGGTCACGCGACGGGAGTTGACGCTCGCCGTCGCACACCAACGATAGAGCTCCATCCGATCTGCTGGATACTGAGGAGGCTGGTATACGCCGAGCGTTTAACTTTCGGGTTATCTACGGCACACGTAGTATGCGGCTATGGCCTCGTCCTCTCCTGTGCAGCGCTACGACTTCGCGCCCATCACGAAGTCAGAAACGACAGCAGAAGGGTATCTGCGTGTGTGGTGCCGGGCTGCCCGAACAGGCACTCAGCTTTACCGCCGCGCTGATGGCTCCCAAGTTCGGGAGTACAGGCCCCCTGAGGAAGTCAGCAAACCTGAGTCGCTCGCGACATTCGGGATGAAACCGACTACTTGGGGTCACCCGCCCGTTCTTCTCGATGCCGAGAACACCAAAAACTACCAAATTGGTTACTCAGGTAGCCAGGTACGTTTTAATGACGGGTTCGTGGAAGTAGCACTTGTCGTAACCGATAAAGACTACATCGACAAGATCCAGCGCAAAGATGCCACCGAAGTAAGTGCGGGTTATTCCGTCGACTTCGATCCGACACCCGGCTTCACCCCCGAGGGCGAGGAGTACTCCGGCGTCCAGCGCAACATTCGCGTCAACCACATTGCCATCGTCCCCCGAGGCCGGGCTGGCCCCGAGGTACGTCTCCTTCTCGATCGCATGGATGCGGCCGACGCCGTCGCCATCGACCCGAGCCTGACCTCTTCCCAGGGGTCGGCGCTCCAGCCCAGTTCACCTGCATCTCCCGTCATGGCCACCGTCAAACTGGACGGCCTGGAGATCGATCTGCCCGCGGAAGCAGCCGGTGCGGTCCAGTCCTTCGCACGGGACATGGAGCGCCAGCTCACGGCTCTGACCACCGAGCGCGACAACCTCGCCGCTCGCGTCGACAGCCTCCAGGGAGATCTCGACTCCGCCACCTACGAAAAGGAAGCCGCCGAAGGCCGCGCCGACGCTCTCGAAGAGCGCCTGGGCGAGCTCGAATCCGGCGATTCCTCCCGCATCGACACCGCCGAACTCGACCAGCTCGTGGCCGCCCGCCTGGCCACCCTCCAGAAGCTGGCCCCCGCTTTCAACGAGGACTTCAAGTTCGACGGCATCGACGACGACACCCTCTACACCGAAGCCTTCAAGAACCTCACCGGTTCCGCCCCCCGGGAAGACGCTGAGCCCGCCTACATCCAGGGCGTGGTCGAGGGCATCCTCGCTGCCCGCGCCGACTCCCCCGAGGACGAAGACGAGGAAGGCGAAGACCCCGAAGACGAGGACACCGAAGACAGCGACGACGAGGCCCGCGGTGACAGCACCGAGAACCTCCGCGACGCCCTCCGCGGCACCCGCCAAGCGGCCAGCCCCCTCGAGACCTACCGAGCTCGGCAGGCCGATGCCTGGAAGCGTCCTCTCACCGCCACCAAGTAAGGAGTTCCTTCCATGGCTGTTACTTTCACCCCCACCACGGTCAACAACCCCATCGGTGCTCAGGGTTCCTACCCACAGCGCCAGGTTGCCGGCCACGAAGGCATGATTGCCGACCTGCAGGCCTACGTCTGCCGGTCCTACCGCAACCAATCCGGCGCCGCCATCCCCTACGGCGTCCTCGTCCAGACCGACAACTTGCCCACCAGCAACGACGCCCTGGCTATCCAAGTGGCCACCAGCGGTTCCCTGATTCAGGGCCTGGCGGTCAGCTCGATGGTCGTCGAGGGCACGGACGCCGGCATGGTCTACACCCCGGTCCCGACCCCCTTTGCTGCCGATGGCCGCATGGGCTACCCCGACAAGGAGACGGTCAACGTCGTCTCCAAGGGTGTGGTCTGGGTCTACACCACCGCGGCCATCGCCCTCGGTGATGCCGTCCGCTTCTTCAGCGCCGACCACTCCGGCACCGTCACTGGAGCCCTGCTCGGCCGCTTCACCAAGACCGCCGTCGCCACCAAGACCGTCGCGATCTCTGCCGGCGCCCGCTGGTTGTCGGAGACCTCCGGCGCAGGACTCGTCCTTCTTGAGGTCAACATCCCGACGATGACCTTCACCGCCGACTGACCGGAGCACCTCCCATGACCACCCAAGTCCGTAACGACGACGTCGGCATCTTCCTCGCCCGCGAACTCGAGACAATTCTGTCTCGCACGTTTGAAGTCGAGTACGCCGACATCAAGTACAGCCAGCTGATTCCGATCTCCTCCGAGGTCGGTCCCGGCTCTGATTCCTTCACTTATCGAGTCTTCGATAAGCAGGGATCGATGAAGATCATCGCCGACAAGGCCAGTGATCTGCCCCGCGCCGATGTCCTCCGCAAGGAGATCACCTACCCGGTGCGCTCCCTCGGCGGCTCTTTCGCCTACACCATCCAGGAGACCCGCGCCGCGGCGATGGTCCCCAACATGAACCTCGAGCAGCGCCGGGCCAACGCCGTGCGCCGTGCCTACGAGGAGAAGGTGCAGGAGATCGCCTACTTCGGCGACGCCCCCTCCGGTATGAAGGGTTTCTTCAACAACGACCAGATCGACAAGCTGGTCCCCGACAAGTGGTTCGACACCTCCGGCGTCACCACTGACGAGATGCTGTCCCTGCTCAACGAAGCGCCCACGCGCCTCGTGCAGAACAGCAACATGAAGGAGATGCCCAACACGATGCTCGTTCCCTACAACGTGTATCGCATCATCTCCACCACCCCGAGGTCGACGACTTCCGACACCACGGTGATGGAGTTCTTCCTCCGCACCAACCCGATGATCAGCTCCATCGAGCCGATCAACGAACTGGAAGCGGCCAAGAGCTTCGGTTTCCTCTCGAAGGACCGGATTGTCATCTATGACCGCAACCCGGACAAGCTCCAGCTGCACATTCCGCAGCCTCTGGAGTTTCTGCCCCCTGAGCGCCGGAACCTCGAGTTCTCCGTCGCTGCTCATGCCCGCATCGGTGGCCTCGCCTGGTACTACCCCAAGAGCGGCCTCGTGATGGAAAAGCCGTGACCTAACGGCTTGCACCGACCTATTCTGGTCTGGTTACTACTGTCACCCATTCATCATGATCATCGTCTATCGCCCTGAACTTGAAAACCCGCCGATGGACAAAGAATGCACCATCAGCTTCACCTTTGTTGATGGCGGGGGCCTCCCCGAATGTATTCAGGTCATCTCCGGTGTCACCCGTGACTTCCCCGAGGACGTCTGGGACAAGATCAAGGACTACGACGTGGTCAAGAACCTCCTCAAGCTGGGCGCCCTGCGCATCCAAGAAGAGGAGCCCGAGGAAACCACGCCAGCACCCGCGGCCAACGCTGACTCGATCGCCGACATGCCCCTCGCCGAGGCCCTCAACCTCGTCGAAAACAGCTTCAACGTCGACCAGCTCCGCCGCTGGGATGCCCGTGAATCCCGGATCCGGGTGAAGAACTCGATCGCCAAGCGCATCAGCGCCATCACTGAGGGCAAGGCATGACCGCGCCCACCACGCCAGATTTCCTCGCTCGCTTCCCCGAGTTCGGCGAACAGTCGATCTCGGTGGTGGACGAGGCCCTGGCGGAGGCGGGCCGCTTCATTCCGGCAACCCAATGGGGAGATGTCCACCCCGAGGCCGTCAGCTACATGGCGGCCCATCTCCTGGCCATGCGCACGATGCAAATCGGCAACCAGATCGGCGCCACCTCCGGTGTTCCCACCGGCACCCGGCTCGACGCCACCCTCTACGGCCAGGAGTACAAGCGGCTGCTCGACAGTCGCCCGCTCTGCGGCTTTGCCTTCTGAGCCATGCCCATCGCGCCCGCCACCATTGCCCGCTACGCCCCCTGGGGCAACGCCGAACTGGCGTTCGCGGTCGGTGGCAGCGCGACGAGCGTGGACCCAGCCACCGGCAACGTCGTCCAGACCCCCGAGGTCGTCGAGTACCTCGCGGCCCTCACCCTCCAGGCCCC